TTATTTTTTCTTATTTTTTAGAACTTTGAAGCGAATAACATTGCAACCAAGTCCTGCGGAAATAGATGACACCATAAACCACAAGACACCCCTTAAACTCAATAATTTGCTTTCAAGAAGTGTTACAAGAAATGCCAAACAAACAAATATTGCCAAGAAAATTGTGTTATGAAACAACTCCTGGTTCTTTTCGTTTGTTTCCCACTTGTTGATAATTTCTTGTTTTTTTGCATTGTCCATTTCTTTGATTGCTTCTTTTTCAAGTTTTTGATTTTTCTTTTTGAATGCTTTATTTGCAAAAAAGATGGTTATAACAACCATCAAAATCAATACAAACACACCTGCACAACCAATCTTTGCCATAACTGAAACTTCTTTGTCAAAAAGGTTTTCAAAGACAAAACACCAAAGTGCAGTTCCTCCAGGTATGAAATAACAACCTGTTCTGTATAACCACTTAAATAAACTATCCATAAGCACCTACCTTAACACCTGATTTTCGTTTACCACAGATGTTTCTGTGCTTTGTTTTGTATCCATTTCAGGTGTTTCTTCAACCGCTTTTGTTTCGCCTTCCTGTGCCTTAATTTCAGGCAAATTCAAAGCATCTGCAACTTCTTTAATATCAGGTGCAGGTGTTTCTTTCTGCATCTCTGCATCAACAATCTGTGCCATTTCTTTTGCTTTGTCCAATTCTTCCTGGATCTTGTTTGTTCCAGTCATAATTGAATTGTATGCTTTCATTCGTTTCTTCTTCAAAGTTTCAAATTTGTCTTCAAACTTCTTTTCAAAGTTTTCTTCAAACCTGGCAAACATTTCTGTGGTCTTTGTTTCAAATTCATCAATTCTTTTATTGACAGAAGATGTTGAATTTTCCACAACACCAGTTGCCTTTGTAATTGCTTCTTTGATTGTTTTATTGTTTTTTATTTTCCACCAAATGTATTTGATAATAAAAAGCACTATTGCAGTAATTGAAACACTTGCAGTTATATAACCCCAACAATTTTGAAAAAACACTGATGCAGAATCCCAAAATGCTGAAAATGTTTCACTAACCGATAAAAGTAAACTATTCATATTTTAACCCTCCATAAGTGCTTCAATGCACTTTCTCATTTTTTCAAGTTCTTCATTGACTTCCTGCTTGTAATCAATGAATTTTTGATTTGTTTTGTTTAATTCAAGATGCAATGCTTCAATTTCAGGGATCACCTGTTTTTGTCCACCAACATCTTTAACAATAAGTTTTTCACAGAATATTGTTTTGACTGTGTTATTGCCTACTTTTGCCACAATAGTTGTGTCTATTGAACCATAAGTCAAAAGTTCCTTTGGCACTTCAAATTGCTTGTTTTTCGCCTTCAAATTGACTTTCTTGCCATTCTCGTTTTGAAGTGTTACATAATAGTCAACAGTTCTTCCTGTGTCAACCTGGAGCAAAATAATAAGCGGTTCATTGTCAGTCAAAAGATAACTGGCATCATCAAATTTTCCAGTTTTGTCAAAAAATTTTAGTTTCTTTTCCATACTTCCTCCTATTCTTCTATTTCTTCAAAAAAGTCATCAAAACCAGTTGCATCAATTCTTTCTTCAAGAATAAAACCAGGCATTGCACCCTGTCCAATCTCAACAAAAGAACCATCATCAACTTTGATATACCAAGCACCCTTTTCATGCTTAAACTGGTGTTCGGCACTGTTTAGGTATAAAATACCCGCCACAACATAAATGTCATTGTTGATAACAATGTCTTTTGTTATGTTTGGCAATTCTCTTGGTCTAAACATTTTCTTATCCTCCCTGTGTAATAATCTTTGTAATGAAATTCTTTCAAGTAACCAACAAAGGTTTGTTGCAAAACATCAAGTGTTTGTTGTGATGCACCCTTCTTCAAAAGTTTGCGATATTTTGTTTTATATCTTTGAATATTCTTTTTGTAAGGTTTCATCACAATTTTGCCATCAGGTTTCAAATAAAAGTTTCTTTTCAAAAACCTGAAACCATCTTGCAATTTTTTGATTTGTGTTTTATGTTCGTTTAGTTCAATTTTCAAATCTTTGACAATTTCTTTGATGCATTCCAAACAATGTTTTAATTCATATTTTGAATTGCAAATCAAGTAACCATCATCCATATATCTTCCATAATACTTAATGTGTAATTTTTCTTTTATGTAATGGTCTAAACCATTCAAGTAAATGGAAGCACTGATTTGTGAAATTTGCGAACCCAACCCCAAACCATCACCTTTGAAGCAATCAATAAAATACTTGTAAATGTTAAACAATTCTTCATCTTTTATCTTTGGTTTTACTTTTTCCAACAATACTTCATGATTGATTGAATTGAAGTAATTGTGCAGGTCAAACAAAAGGACATACCCAGTATGTCCATGTTCCCTGTAATATTTTGAAAGATGTGTTTTCAATCTTCTAACTGCAAAATGTGTTCCCTTTTTCTTCATACATGCACCATTATCATAAATGAATGTTGGTGCGAATGTTGGTGTCAGGCAATAATCACACAAGCATTTTTGCACAACTCTTTCGCTTATATGAACCGATTGAATATACCTGACTTTTCCCCTTTCGTGAATATAAAATGTATGAAAACCTTTTGACTTATATTTCCTGTCTTTCAGGATCTTGTATGTTTCACTTACATTTTTAATCATTTGTGTTTCATAAATCTGTGTGCTTGGTTTCCACCGAACACCTTTGAAACATGCTTTTGCACAAGTCAAAAGATTGTCAAAAGTAAAAACTTCATCATAAGTTAATTGTTTTTCACATCTCATATAAAATCACCTTTGTGTTTGTTTATAGCAACAACTGGTTCACCAGGTTGCATCAAATCACCTTTTTTTCCATTCTTGGAAGGGTAAACACTCCTTCTTTTTTTGCATATTTTCAAATTTACATTTTACTCTGTTTGCATTGATAAATAGAATCAGGGGCGGACATTGTTAGTATTGTTTACATTGTTATTATTGATGTAACCATTATTGTTAACATTGTTCCAATAATTATTGCTATAAGTGTTAGGACTGCGAGTCCACCAGTTTCAGCATTTACCCAAATAAAATTATTTTGCTTGCACTGCTCGCTTGGCATCACTTGCAATAACATTTTTGATAAGTTGTTTTTCTCTGCCAATCAGGTCTGTCCACTTTGTCCAAACTGTTGGTTTTGTGTTTGGAACATAAACCATTGCCACATTAAGCATTGATGATAAATATTCCAAATAACCAAGTGCTTTTTCAAACAACTCTTTTCTTTTAACCGCATGTTCCTGTGTGAATAAATACAAAGAATTTGCATAAACCAAATCCCTGTAAATTTCTTGTGCGGTTTTTACCAAATCTGTTGAAATAAAGAATGTTATTCTTTTTGGAAATTTCAAACAGTTTTGTGTTGTATGTTTTAACAAATCACCTGCGGTTGTTATAAACTGCACATGACTTTCTTGCCTTTTTGAAGCAATAACTGACATAAAAACTCCTTTTTGTTATGCCACCCTGCCAGGTGGCTGATTTTTTTAGATGCAGAAGCAGGGGCGGACATTGTTAGTACTGTATACATAGTTATGATTGATGTAACCAGTATTGCTAACAGTGTTCCAATAATTATTGCTATAAGTGTTAGGACTGCGAGTCCACCAGGTATTTCCAAGTGCCATTTTTGCAAGTTCATATTTGTTTTTGAAATAATCATATATTGAACCTTCACCTGATGCATTGTAAGCATTTGCTGATGTTCCTTTACTTCCAGTCAACAATACTGTGTCTTTGTTTATTCCAAACACTTCTTCAACCGCTAAATGCCAAACCTTTTCTTCTGTTGTGCATAAAGATGTTTTTTGGTTTCCTGTGCTTTGTGTTTTTTGAATAGGTTTAATATATTGCATGATTTCGCTTAATGCATTATAGAAAACACCATCTTCTTGCAATGTTTCATAAATCACATAATATTCTTTGCCTGATTCCCATGCAGAAGGCACTGTATAACCACTTGAAGAATAAAGGAAATGTTTACCTTCAACAAACTCTGTTTCTTCTATTGTTCCAAGTTTTTTATAGTAACCTTTAATGTGATAAACAGTGCTTGTTCCAAATGTTTCACCAGTTGCTTCTGTGTAAGTGTCTGTGCTTTCATCATAAGAATATAGTGGACAAAGTGTGCCATCTGCATAGCGGAAACCACTTGCCAACAATTCAGCAGTAACACCACTTGCCTGTGAATAAATCTCACTACCCTGTGGCAAACTTCTTTGTCGCATTAAACTGCTTCTGTAACCACCCATGTTTCTGTAAGTTGATGAACCATTAAGGTATAATTTCAGGTTGATGTTGTATGTTGTTCCTGAATAGTATTTTTTCATCATGAATGAAATGCCTGCCTTTGAAATACCATCACTTGCCAATGTATCATGTCCAAAACCAATTATGATGAACTCATAATTGTTGAAGATTGAACCTGTGCTGACAAATGTTTTGCCATCACCAACACTCCACATGTATTTTGCATAACCGCCAACAGAAGCAGTGTTTATTTCTGCCCATGTATAATCATTCAATGCTTTTCCTGTTTTGCAGTTATAAGTTCCAACACCATCAATAACAATGTCATTTGTCCACAATTCAGTGCCATGACTATCTGTTGCGGTAACGGTGTATGTTCCATTGCCACTTACACTAAATATAACAACACCACCATTTGAACCAGTGTTTTGTGTGCTTAAAACCACACCTGATGAATTTTTGATTGAAAGTGAAACATTTGGCAATTCTGCAACCATAATTGCAGAACTACCATTTATTGTTACATTTATATCAATGTTTTCACCACCGCCACCACCTGAACCTGTTTCTATGTGTTCCAAGTGGTCTGCATAAGTGTCAAGTTTCTCATTATCACTGATTTGATGTTCGCTTGGCAATATTGCATTCAAACCTGTTTTTAGGTTTGTTTTCGCATTTTTAATTCTGTTGTATTCTTCTATAATACTCATAATTGCCTCCTATATTTCACTCAACAAATCTTCAACACCATTCAATGCAATGCCTATTTCTTGCAAAGCACCTTCAACAGTTTTGTTGGTGAAGAAACCACCGACATCTGCTAATGTCTTTGTTTGATAATCTGCTTTGATTTTCGCACTGGACAATGTTTTTGTGGTGCTATTTGAAGTGTCATCAATCTCTGTTTTATCTCTTATCAATTCATTGATTTTTTTGCTGGAGTATGTTGTAACATCACCTTCTGCTTCATCATGAATAATTGATGATGAAATGTTGATGTATTGTGAACCACTGAACCTGTATTGATAGTTTGTTGACAGGTCAATGTATATAACATCTTTTTTCGCATCTGCAATGGCAGGAAAATCAGCAAATGTTGCAAACTCATGCACTTCATCTGTTGATCCAGGAATAAGTGATTGTTTAATTTTCCCATTTTCCAAAATATCATTTGCAGAAATAAAACCTGCAATTTTTCCTTCAAGTTCTTGTATTTTCTTCAAACTTGCTTCGCCTGTAAATATTGAACCCATAACTACCTCCTAAACCTTTTTACCAAATGCGACATAAGTTCCGCATGTTGTATAACCATTTGAATTGTAGAAAATGAAACCATCTGTGTAAATTGCTTTTACATGTGTTGGTTCATCCATACCACGATTGTCTGTTCTTGACTGAATTGTGAAACCAGGAACAATAACATAACCATTTATGTCATTTGTTGCACTTTTGAACATTGCCTGATTCCATGAAACTCTAACATTGCCATTTGCATCAAGTGCATCAACCTTTCCAAAAATCATTCTGTATTCACCAATGTCAAAGCACACCCAGTTGTGATACATTGTATTTTTGCCTGATGCTCTGTTTGTTCCAGTTGTTATATTTGGAATAAACATTGCATTTTTTAATTCGTTAATAGCATTTGCCAGGTCTTTTGATGATGTGTTTAATGATGAACTACCAACCAAAGATTTCAAATTGTTAACAATGTTTTGTAAACTGTTTATTGTTGTGTTTAGTGATGAAATGCTATTGTCTTGTGAAGAATTTGTATTTTCTGCGGTTGTCATTCTTTGTGCAAGTTTTGTAATATCACTTTTTGCTTGTGTCAAATCTGTTCTATTCTTTGCACCTTCGTTTCCTGGATATGCTTGTGTTGCACCGCTTCCAAGTGTCAAGTTTCCTGCAACCTTAACATAATTTGTTCCGCTCCAGGTGTAAGTGTTTCCAGAATAATCTGTGCCTTCTTCTGCAATGTAATAATTGTCATACTGGTTTAGCGAACCATCAGCAGTATTGAATATCTTGCCTTCTGTATCTTTCAACCAAAGCGAACCATAAGTGTTTGAATTTGGCACAATGTAGGCATCAACTGTTTTGGATTCTCTTAAATTCGCAACAGTGTTTTCCATTTCTTTAATTGTTTCTTCTGTGCTTTCAATATGATTGTTTATTTTGGTATTTACTTCAACAACTGCACCCTGAACACTTATTGACTCAATGTCATCTGTTGGAGTGAAGTCAATTTGACTTGCTTTCAACCCTTCAATTTCACTTGCAATGCCTGTTCCATACAATGTTACATCTGTGAATGTAATTGTTCTTGATGGCAATTTGCTGACTTTAATTCTTCCATAAGCATTGCCTGTTGTTCCACCCATCTCAACATGCGGATAGATTTTAATGTGTTCTTCATCACACAATGCATTTGTGTCATCATCAGGAGTAAGTAAAATATCTTGTGTAACACTGTTTGTTAACAACCTGTGCTTGAAATCATAATAATAAAATTCTTCTCGTTTGTAATATGCAGTTTCTAAATCATAATTGTCTGCACCCAACACAATTTCATTATAATCTTTTGTTTCACTATCAAATACAAAGTATGTGTTGCCAAAATCTGCTTCGCTAACTTCAACATTCACATATAAATATTGAACAGAACTCCATTCATTCACTGGAATACTTAACATACCAAGTTTAACAAAAGTCATAACTTGTGAAGTGTCAATGGCATCAACCTTTTTGTCCACCATTTTAATTGCATCTTGGACATTCTTTGCACCAAGTGTTGTGTCTTCATCATTGAAGGCAACATTTTCTGCGGTCATGTCTTTTTCTGTAATAACTTTGGAATCATCAATGGTGATTTTATCACTTTGTATTCTCATGATTTTTGACTTGCCATCTTGCACAATGTAGAAATACAAACCATTTTCATCATTGAATATTGATTGTTGTGTTTTGATTTGATAGAAATTCACACCTTCAACATAATCATCAGGCAATGTAACTTTTTCATAACCGCTTATAACTCTTGTGTAATATGTTATAGTATTATCAACTGCACCAGTTGCTTCAACATATTCACCTGTTCCTGTGTCTGCATTGTATTGATATACAAAGTAACCTGTTGTGTTTGCAATATTTCCTGCAACCGCATTGTAAGAATATATTGCTCTGTAACACTCCGAACTATAAGTGGTTAAAGGACTTTCAACTAACAACATTTCGTTGTAGTTAATGTTTACTTTGTTTGCAACACCAACTTTTGTTTCATTGATGTAACCAATAATTTCACTAAACTGGTCTTCTTCAAATTCAGCATTGTTGTATTCAACACCTTCTGTAACAACAAAATCAACCGCCTGACTACCAATTTGTTGTGAACCGATTGTGGCAATTATTTGACACCTTACTCTGCCAGGAACTTTTGAAACATTGTAAGGGACTTCAAGACTCCACATGTAATAATCTTCGTATGCACCAACACTTTCCATCAAATACTGTCTTGTGTTTTCTGCATTTGGCAATTCAAAAGCAATTTTTATTGTTGCATTGCTATTTATAGGTGCAACAAATTGAATTGAATTTGCCTTATTGCTTCCCTGATGCACTGCTTCATGAAGCAACTTTTTAACATTCAATTTTTCATCTGCAAAAATTATCATAAGAACCTCCTAATCTCTTATTTTTCTTGTAAAATTGAAAAATGGCAAAGATATTTCTTCACCATTTTTTATTGATATATTTTCGCCAACCAACAACTCATTTGTTGCACCAACATTCACTAATGCCCAAGCACTACCTTCTGCGGTTGCAGTAACATTTTCAAGTTTCAGTTTATGGTTGTTGTGTTTAGTAACTTTAATTTCAAGTTCTGTTGCACCTGTCAAATCAATACTGCTTTCAAATTTATTGATTTTCTTTGGCAATATAAACAATTTATAGTTCAAATTCTCTTTTGAAGTGAATGTGTTTTTTCTTCCCATTCCTGAACCAATAATCATGTTTTTTCTGTCTTTTGTTGCCAAGAAATGCATTTGATATGAAATTGCAATCTGTTCCCTGTTATCTTTCTTCAAAATAATAGGTTTATTGTTTGTTGTAAAGATTGTTTCCATGTGTCCATCAGGAACAGAAGCACCATGTGGAAACAAATCACCTGTTTCAACTGCAAGCGAATAAGAATAATCAAAATCCTTAATTCTTCCAAATGTAAGTTCCATTTTGTCAACTTCGCCATGAACATCAACATATTTTACATATTCCTGGATCTTGGTGCTTCCATTATATGATGCAGATTGTCCTGCCGAATAGTTGTCTTCAAAGTAAAATGCAAACAACATTGAATTTCCAATGCCAAGTGTTACAACTGGTCTTACAATTTCAGGCAATTCTGTGTTATCTTCCATGTAACCTTTTAACTTCACCAAACCAACATTTGTTAATTCGCCAGTTGTGAAAGAATTGACAAAACCATTCATTGAAAAATCTGTCATCAATGTGCCTTCATCACTTTCATAGTCATCACCAATCAAACAATATTCTTCATAAATGACAAATCTTTGATATGATGCTTTTTCGCTTACTTCATAATATCTTCTTTGACTGTTAATTGAAAGATAAGCACATTTGTTGTTGAAATCTTTACTCATTCCAACTTCAACCAAAATAAAGTTGTTATAAGTTTCTGTTTTTACACTTGTGATAGTGTAATCACCATAAATTGTGTTTACTTTTGGAACTTCACTCAATTTGCCAACTGTAAACATCAATTTCTTTTCAGGCACACCATATTTTGCAACAACACCTTTTAGATGTTCGCCAAGTGCATTTGCACTTACCATGTTTGCACTTTGGTTGTATGATAACACATTCTTAAATGCCATATCTTCAACATTTGGTTTTACCTGTTTAACTCTTGCAGACACCATAGGTATATATGTTATCTTAAATTGCAAATTGTAAACATCTTCATTATTCCAAAAGTTGCTCCACCAGTTTGTTGAAAGGTTTAATTTTTTGTAAAGAATATTCAAAATTGCATAATTTTCAAATGCCTGACTTATTAAGTGTTCATTCTTAAAATTCAATTCTGTAATATTCTTTTGCCCCTGTGTAAACTTAATAGCAAACATTTTAGATGTTGGAAATTTGTCGCTGGAACTGGACAAAGTAAGGTATTCGGCATTTTCATATACAAATGGTGTAATATCACCAACAAATGCACCATTGCTCAAATACCCTGCTTCTAACTTTATGACATCATATATAGGATGTTCTGTTGCAATTATCATTCCATCTTCTGTTATCTGTGCAGTGCCTGTTTCAACTCTTATGGTCTTATATCCATTGTTATATGGTTCAATAACACTGCCTTCCGCATCATTGTCTGATTCCATCAAATTGTCAACATTCATGTCCAGTTCACTGCAAAAATTATCAATGTTTCTTGTTTCAACATGCGAATTGTATTTTTCCAGGTTTACAGAACATTTTTCATCTAAACCAAGCAAATCAAAGAAAACTTTGTTGTTTCTCAATCTTGGAATTGCATGTATATAATCACCAACTTCTTTCAATGCTTCAAACAATGTGCATCTTGTAAATGAAAATTCAGGTGATTTTGATGCAAATAAATCAGCAATGACATCTTGGTGCTTTTCATATTCACCAGGTTGTGCCATAACAAATCTTGGACTTTCACCTTCCCTTAAACAATCACAAGTTTGTAGTAAAACATCACAAACCTGTTTTATTGTCCAATCATCTTTTTTATTTGATGGTGTAACAATAACAATGTTAAAACTTGCAGTTACATGCCCAATATCACCCAAGTTTCCATCTGCATCAAGTTTGAAGGTATAATCACCAAGTTGTGAAGGTGTAAAATCAAAATAATATTCATCTGGTGAACCTGAACACGAGTCTTTTTCACTTGCCACTGTTGTTCCATCAGGTGCAATAATGTCAAGTGTTACAGAATTATAATCTGTTGACACTGTTCCCTTAAATGCATAGTTTGTTTTTGTAAAATATTCCATCAATATATTATAAGGTCTTGGAATTTTAATTGTTTTGTTGACTTCTTGTGGACTTAAAATGTCAAGTTCAATATATTTACTATCAGGAAAAAACCAAAATTCAGTGGTTGTTCCTGCAACTAAAACTGTATGCTTGTTTGAAAGATAATCATGAACAATAGGATTTGTTATTGTTTTTGTGTTCACACTGTATCTTTCCATTTCTTTTGACTCTTCAATCAAAACCAAATCATGATTGAAGGTCTTATTTTGTATTATTTCAGTGCATTCATCACTTGCAATGTAATAATATTCAACCACTTCATCAATGCCATCATTTTTAACAATTTGACACTTGGTGAAAGGAAGAAAAGGTTTGTCAATTTTTGTGCCAATAAGTTCAAAATAACCTGCATCTAAACTGTCATCAGCAGTTGTTTGTTCTTGCAGTGGAAGTGTTGTGAACTTTGTAAACACAACACCATCAATTATAATTTTTGTCTTCATTAAATGCCCTCCCTTGATGCATTGACATTCACACCTGCCCTGCTTTGAACACTTTGTGATTGTATATTCTGCATCTGTTTTCTTGCCTTTAACTCCGAATTTTTGAAAATCAAATTTATACCAGTTGTAAGAATGTTCACTGCGATTGCAAGAATTGCACCACCGCCACCACTCATTCCCATAGATTTTCCCATAGCATAACCTGCGGTTGCAGTGCTAACAGTGTTGATTGCTTGGTTTGCCATATTCATTCCAAAATTGATTTTTTCTGCAACACTCTTTTTTCCTGTTACCAAACTTATTTTATTGCTAACAGAAGTAACTGTTTGTTGTATAAATGGTTGCACTGTTTTTGATGCCACATACATCATGACACTTTTTCCAATTTGCCCTGCTGACTTATCTTCTTTGCTTGGCACTTTGGTTTTGTCATCTTCTTCATTTGCACCACTACCACCGCCACCTTTCATATTGATATTTATTTCATAGGTTGCCATTTATACCCTCCTTCATTTTATTCTGTTTCTTCTTCACCTGGAGCAATAGTTCCAAAAACCCTGATTGTATAAGTTCCAGGATCTGCAAATGTATGTTGCACTTTATCATTCGCACCAATAGTTCTTTTACCATCACCCCAAAATATATGTCCTTTTGCATCAATTTCAACAACTTCATCTTCTTTTGTTGTTGTTACTTCTTTAATGCTCCAGTTTTCATCATAATACAAAAGGTCTTCAACACCTTCAACAAGTGCAATGTTAATTCCTGCATTTGTTCCTGGTTGAATACTTATGCTATCACTACCCAAAGTGCAGATATAAATGTTTTGTGTTTTATGTCCTTTCAAATAAACACACACTGCATAATCTTTGTCATAGTCCAAAACATCTTTTTCAACCAAATCACAGAAATCTGTTGTTAATTGTTGAATAACCATATCAAGACAAATACCACTGGACAAAATCACACCTTTTGTTCTTTTCTCATCAGCAATAAGGTTGTGATTTGCTTGTTTTTCATTTGAAATAGTTGCAGATTGATAAACAAGTTTTTCACCATTTGCTTTAACAGTCCATTGATTTGAACTCACACCATTTTCAATCAACACCATTTCAATTATTTGTGTAATAGGAACACAAGAAACCAAATAACCAAAGTTTTTAATTTCTGTTTGATTTGTTGGCATCTTAACAAAATATGTTGTTGAATAGTAATCATCATTAAAATTTTCAGTTGGAATATTCTTGTTGTTATAACCTTCTGCAAACTTTGTTAATACCCTTCTAACCGCACCAACTTGCAATGCCATTTTTTTGCCATTTGTTCTTGTCTTCTTGCCATCAACAAACCAGGTTAATTGAAATGTTACATCTTGGAACTTCAACCCTTCACCACTCAATGTATTTCCAAACAATTCAAACAGTCCGCACACATAACCTTCTGTGCCTATTCTTGCACCAATGTCTGCTTCCATTTCGCCTGTGTCTGTAAATATTTTGAATATCATGCCTTCTTCGTTTGTGTTCAAAATATTTTCAATTTTTTGTGCAACATCACTAACTTCCAGCATCAACTTCACCTCCAATTTTTTTTGCTATAAATTGTGCAGTTGGCATAACTGCTTTATCAAACCATTTGTATGTGTTAACAAACTTTGGATTCTCATTGATTATTGTTTGATAATCAATTCCTGCCCTTTTAACAAGTTCTTCCGCATCAACATAAATACACCACTGTTGCGGATTGTTTTGTTTGCACTTAATTGCAGTAAAAGCAAGATAGTTTGTTGCATAAGGATGGCGGTCTTTATGTATCATGTTTGGTGCATGATTGTATCTCAAATAATTCATTGCTTGTATTGCTATAAGTTGCAAATTGTCCATGTTAACCTGCCTTTTGTAATGTTATTATTTTTGTTATATTGCCATTATTGTTGAAATAAAGATGTGCGATTTGGTTTTCTTCATCACTTGTTCCAACTTCAATAACATAATATTTTTGATTGTTATAATAACAAACATCATCTGTTTTAATAGGCAATGTGGTTTTTGTTTCCCAAACAACACTTCCTGTTTTTATGCTCATATTTCCAATAGAAGTTTTGTTTTGCTTTTCTTCACCAGGTTTTGAAAACTTAAAATAACCAGTTTTATTCTCATCATCACCTGAAACCCACTTTGCTTTGAATATTTGCTTTTTTTTAGGTGCTAAAAATTCTAACATTTACCATTCCTCCACACTTGGAATTTCAGGCAATATCAATGACAAAGCACCTGAACTGTATAATATTTCTTTAACCATAGGTGAAATATTGTCTTTTTGTTCTTCAAGCAATGATGTATCACCTTTAATAGTCAAGTGTTCAAGTTGATATTGCAAACAGTTTCTTAATTCAATGTTTAGTTCTTCATCTGTTGCCAACAAATAACATGTTGAAGCATAATGTGCAGAACTTCGCCTGATGAACCTGTAAACATCTTCTGTAACTCTTGCAAGTATTCTTTTATTCAATGTGCTTATGTTGGCATCAGTTTCATCAACTGTTGTAAAGTCCATTTTCATCACATTGTTATTCACCCATTCTTCATCAAGTGTAAATTTCTTTGTTTTACTATCAAATGTCATGCCTTCTGTATAAATCATAATTTCCTCCATTTATTGCACTATTTGCAGAATTGAACTGCGATTTTCCTTTAATAGTGATAAAAAAGGAATGTGCAAAAAATGCAAATTCCTTTTTGTTTTATTTTAATTATTCACTTGCTTCCAATGTCACAACAACACTCTTTGTTGCAGAAATGTTTTCAACACCACTTACATCATAAGTTGTTGCATTTGTTGTGTAGTTTGTTTTTGCAACACTGATATAAACTGTGTCAATATTTGCAGGAATTGTGTATTTTCCATCACTGCCTGCTGAAATTGTTGTGCCACTTGAATTTGTTTGTTTTACAACGATTGTTGAACTTGCAACTGCTTCACCATCTTTGTCAACAACAGAAATTGCCAACTTAACTTCTTGTCTTGCACCATGTGCATATATACCAACTTGTTTATTGTCATAAACATCAGCAAGTCCATAGTTTCTGTATTTCAAAATGTATGCATCTGCATTTTGGTTGTCTTCTGGTGAAATAACATTTGATGCTTTGTGTTTTTGAAATTGCATAACTGCTGATTTCTCAACAATCAAGAAATTCATTTTTACACCTGCATTTGAATAACCTTTTTCACCAAGTGTGCAAACACTGTAAAATCTACCTTCTGGAACTCTAATGATTTTCATATCATCAAATTCTTCAAGTTTTCTGTTGATTTTGCCATTGTTAACTTCGCTAAATCTTGTTGCACCACCTTTCCTTAACAAGTTATAGAATTTTGGTGAAACAAACATAACACAGTTTTCCAATGGAACTTCTTTGTTTGCCAATGTTTCTTCTGCGGTTTCAACAGCACTTACTGCATCATCTGCACTTGTTATTGTGCCATAACCGCCAACTCCTGCCTTACCTGCATATTTTGCAAGACGGAAGGCATCAATTTCAGGAATTACCTTTGTTCTTTCAAACTCACCTGATAATTTGCCAAATGCGATATAACCACTTTCAACATCATCCATTTCATCAACAGAAAATTTTCTGCCTCTGTCATAGTTTGGTGATTTTTCTTCTTGTGTTAATGTTACATCACCACTTGCATAACCATTTGTTCTGTCATAATCACCTAAACCATCCATTTCCATTTTGTCAACAGTAAAGGTTTTTGCCTCTCTTGTAGAGTCAATTTCTTCTGTGTCTAATATTGATGTAAGACACTCATTTTGATAAATTTTGTCTAATGACTTCAAATACACTTTGTGTAAACTAATATTATTTGCCATAATAATCTCCTTAAATTTTTTTTATTTTTGTTTTAGATTCCCATTGCCTTTTGCAATTTTCTTTCGCCTGCCAATACTTCTGCATCAGCATTTGAATTTGTTGGTCTTGGTGGCACAATGGACTTTCCACCAGTGGTTTCTGCAAAATACTGTGAATTTTCTTTTTGTTGCTTAAATTCATTCAAGCATTTTTCAAAATTCTTTTCTTCTGTAACCATTCTCAAAACCTTATACTCCACAAATTCCTTAAATTCATCTTTAACCTGTGCCTTTGTGAATGCAGTGTCAATCTCGTATCTTACAAGTTGATTTTGCATTTCAACATTCTTTTGGTTTGCTGACTTTAATTCTTCTTGTAAAGATTTTATTTCAGGTGAATAATCACCAGTTTTGTATCTTTGTTCAAGTGCTTCAAGTTCTTTTTTGTGTTGTGCGGTTGCTCTTGCCAACCTTTTTTCCAACACCTTTTCCAACTCTGCTTGTGTGTAGGTTTTGTCAACCTTCTTGTCTTGTTTTGCAGGTTCATTCTCGTTTGTTTCAGCATCTTTTGTTTCTTCAAAATCTGCATCTTCTAACTTGTCAAAACCATTGCCCACTTTTTCTTCTTTGGAAGTGTCAACCAAATCTATTCCATCATTTTGTGGTGTTGATGTGTCCACCTTTTCAATTTCTTCCATAATTGCTCCTTTTTTTAAGTCTTTGTTGACTAATTAAACAAAATTATTTGTTACACTAATTTTGTTGGACTGACAGTGTCAGTTGGTAGTGGTTGTTCAGCATCAGGATCTTCATCTGTGCCAGTTGCTTCCGCTTCTTCTGCAACCTTTTCAACAACTTCTTCTGCAACTTCTGTGTCTTTGTTGGCAAGTTGCTCAAATTGCCTGATTTTTTCTTCATCAGTCATGTCTGTTGTATCAATACCATGTTGCTTCAAAGTTTCTTCAACAAGTTCAAGAAATACATTGTCCATATTTACCTCCTTAAAAAATAATTTTGTTTATATAAACAACTTCTGTTGGTTATACCAATTAAAAAAGCACCAACCAGGTGCTTATATCACTATTCGTGATTTGTAGAATGCTCTGCCATTATCAACACAGAACTTTTGATATTCAAGTGTTAACTGTTTTGCTTTTAACCTTTGTTTTTGTGCTTCTGCACCTTCCAACAACTTGCCATCCGCTTTGCATTTTCGTATTTGTCTTTCAAATTCTCTTTGCTTCAATTCAATGTCATATTGTTGTTTTCTTTGTGCCTCACTAACATGTGGTTGTCGCATTCCAGGTTTGTAAGGGATTAATTTATGTCTGCAATTAAACCCAAGCAACCCATTCTTCCAGGTTCTGCCTGCCTTTGTTGTTACAAATACATCAGTTGCCTGTTTTAATGGATATATTTTTTTGCCATCTGTTGTCATGCCTGTCTTGTTGCTTAAACTCAACACTTTACCCTGCCACTTTGCACATCTTTTGGAGCAGTTTGAATGACTACTTACAATAACCAGGTCAGTTTCTTGTTTTAACCTTTCAACCATTTGTTCCTGGTCTTCATGTCTTTGCCACATTTCAACCTGACTGTCCAATGGTTGATGTGCAATCTTTGTTGTTGGATAACTATCTGCAAGATTTGAAAATGTTTTGTTTATAGCACTTGCATTTGTTTTTATTGTTGCGGTTATGGTCTTGTCAACCGCCACCTGCAATGACTTAATTTGAAGGTCTGTAACAGGTGTTTTGCGATTGTTTATTGCTAACCCCATCAACAATAATGGTTCGCCAAGATGCAGTGAATGGCAAATTGTTTTCCATTGCTTAATTGTGAACTTTATTAAACTTGTTTTCACTCTGTCTTTTACCTGTTCATCTTTTACAGGTTGCAATTCCTTTTCAATCAATTCTGTAACTGATTTCATAAGTTTTCTTGCCTTATACACATTGAAAACTGCTTGTTTTATCAGCATTTTAATATCAAGTTCCAGGTCAGCAACAATTTCTTTAATGTTATACATCTTGCCTCCAGGTATTAAAAAAGCAATTATTTGGAAAAACCGAATAATTGCTTTTTGTTTATTTTTCTATTTCAATTTCAGGTGGCGGTGAAATTCTGTCTATTTCATCAAATATTTCATCTTCTGTTGCACCTTCATTCTTGTTTAGGAAGTCCAAGATTTGTTGAATTTTCGCATCATCATCAATAAGAACCAAGAAATAATCATGCAAATCATCACTGTATTTTCTTTCATTTGATAATTTGTGTAATTCTCTTGCCTTTTCACTTAATGTTATTTTTTCAATTGCCATCTCTTTTCCTCCATTCAAGATTATCAATTAAAACCTTTCTTGTTATAGTAAAATCACCAAAATCTTTGCCATTTTTGTAATAATACTTATAATTTCCATGCAAGATTGCATCTCTTTTAGGTCTATTGCCTTTATAATTTGCATTTTTTGTGTTTATAGCACTGCAAATCTGTGCATATTCCTGTTTTGGTAGAAAGATTTTAACTCCTGACTTGCTTTCTGTCAATGGTTTTGAAGAATTTGAAGCATTGATTTCATTATATTTTGCAATAACTTCTTCAATGCTCATGTTTTTGGTGTCAATTCCTGCCTTTTTCAGTGTTGAAAATGCTAAACCAATAAAGTTTCCCATCTTCTATTTCCTGTTATGACTTATGTTAAACATTGATGCCAAAACTTCTATTGCCTGTTCATTATCAAGTTTTAATGTTTTTCTAATACTATTAAAGTTTGCAATAGAACCTTCATTGAAACCAATGTTTGCAAGTTCTTCATTGACTGCCCTTTCACCCCAACCTTTTTCAAAACCAGTAAACAAGTTATTAAATCTTGCTTTATCACCTGTGTATTTTTGTGCATTGTATTCAAATGTTGGTGCAGATTTGACATTGCTTACACCTTCATAACCACCTTTTGACAATGAACCTTTACCTGACACAAATGCTTTCGCTTCATCAGGTGAAATTCCCATTGATGATGTTATCTTTTCAGCAGATTGCATTTCATTGCTACTGTCATTGTCAGGAAATTCTTGCCAAATATTATACAACTGTTCAGGTGAATAGTCATCAATGTAATTGATTGTTGAAGTCATTGTTTTGCCATCTTCTTCAACAGTAATCTTCATTGTATTGCCTGAAACTGAAATGTCTTTTACACTTCCATTTACACCATAATCTATTTTAGCATTTGCATACCAAGAATTATTGATTTTGTCTTTCAAATAATCTGCCTTTGCCTGATGCTCTTTTGGAATTGAAGTTTTATTGTCTTTTTCAACTGTTTCCTTTTTGGAAACTGTTGCATCTGCCGAGTCTTTCTCGGTAGTTCCTTTTTCAGCGGTTTCTTTGCCTGTTTCTGCGGTCTTTTGCTCTGTCTTTGGTGTTTCTTCACCTTTGGCAGATGAACCGCCACCACCGCCCTGAATTTCATTGTATTTTGCGATTGCTTCGCTTGTGTCCATTTTGCTTGTGTCAATGCCTTCTTTTTTAAGTGTGGCAAACACCATTCCAATAAAGTTACTCATTCATTCCTCCCATTTCTTCACTATATTTTTCTGCCAAGATGTCTTCTGCTTCCATCATTGTGCCTGTTGCAGTCATTTCATCAACATGTTCTTTTGCTTGGTTTCTTGTCATCTTTTGTGTTTTAACAAAGTATTCAACCTTGTCAATTAAACCTGCTTGGTATTCCTGCATTGCTTGGTTCTTTTCGCTTTCTGCATCAATTATTATACTGTCATCAAAATCAACTGTAATTTCGCCAGGATCAACCTTCAAATATTCACAGATTGCTTCTGCAAGTCCAATAAGTGCAGGTTCAAGCACAAGTTCATGCTTTCTTATATTCCTGAACAAACTTGAATTTGAACTTATAATTTGTGTTGCGGTGGAAACTGAACCACTGTTAAATGTGTAAAAGTTTTCACCAAGTCCAACCTTTCTTGACAATATGTTTAGTTGTGTTTCCATTGCTTTGTTATGGTCATCAACCCTTAATGTCATGTTGCTTTCATAAATAGGTGGTTTGTTGTTTTCCCATTCATCAGCAAGTTGTTGATATACAACTTCATTTTCATCAATGTAATCAATCCAGGTGTCTTTGTCTTTCTCATACCTGATTGCTTGTAAACCTGCTTTGACAAATATTCTTTTTCTGCCTAACCTAAATTCATTCTTGTAAGATGAATATATTTCATCAATACTTTTTAGAACAGGTATGGCATTGCCAAAGATTGACATTCCCATAGGATTTGTTTTGTCAAAGTTGTTTACAATGTTTGGTTTGATGATTTGGAATGGTGAATGTTTTAATCTTGTTTTGTATTGATTGCCTTTATCTTCTATGCGGTCAACACCTTCAATGATTTCTGTGTTTTTTACAACACCGCCATCACCATCTACTTCTTCAACATATTCCAGGTATTGTTTTTCTTTGGCATCATATACATAACTCATGATTTTGTATGTAACATCACCTTCTTTGTTACCTATAACAACAAATGCACAATCTGTTATTGTTCCATTATCCCATCTAATAGGAAAAATGAAATCACCATGTATATAAGAAACCAAAATGTCATCAACAGTAAGATTGTTCATGTCTGCATCTTCTTTCACCGAAACAACAAAAGAACCTGTGCCTAATGCCCAAGACAATTCAACAAGTTGATTTGACATAACCTTAAAATTGTTTTTCTTCAATACCTTCTGCAATAATGCATTTGCAGTGTCATTTGAACACCTGATTTCAACTTTCTCTGTCATAAGCAAACTTGCCATGTCTTCACATGTTGTTTTTGCCATCCCAAGTGAAAGATGCTTTTGTTTCTTTCGCTTCTTGCCTGTCCAAATTTTGTATTCATGCCATTTTGTTTCACCTTCATACCATTCTTTGAACTCCCTTATCTTTGTAAAGAACTCTATATATGAAATGTCGGTTTTGAATGCTCTGTGTAAGTAATCACTAACTGTTTTTACTAATTCCATAATTCCTCCAGTTTATTATTCTAACAATGCAACCTTCTTCAAATTATTGCTCCAGTGTTGTATTGCATATTCAAATGCATCAAGGTCATCAATCACATTGACTTCACTGACTTCATCCAATCTTTCTTCTGTGCCTTCTGCCCATACTGCATCATTAAATGCTTTAACCGCATGTTTACATCTCTTGTGAACTTTTATCATGTCTGCACCCAGTAATGCAATAACCAGGTGGATTCTCTCAATAATGTCATCTTTAACACATGGTTTTACATTGCAAGCAATTCCTTCCTTTGCAACTGCGGTTTTCAAACTTTCACCAAGTGTCTTTTGTGCATTGTCATAATAAGCAAAATCAACCCTGTAACCATAACTTTTGCATTTCTTCAAAAAGTTAATGAATTGCTTTTGCAATAGTTTGACATCACCATGTTCTGTAATTCTTTCTTCTGCAATAATATCAATGCCTTTGAAGTTCTGTCTTAACCCCACAAGTTTGAACACTGTTGCAGAAACATTTTCACCAAAGTCAACACCACAGGCATATTCAATGTATTTCACCTTTGGTTCATCTTCTTTTGGTTCATCTATCAAATATCTGTCATTGTTTAATACAAACAACTTATAGATTGCACCGCTTCCACTAACCCACTTGCCAAGAATGAACCTGTCATAGAACTCTGTGCCTTCATATAGGTTCTTCATGTGTTGAACATAAGCAGGTGGAAGTGTTGGATTGTCATCAATGGTGAAGTTGTAAACATCAATGTCAATGTCTTTCTTATCAATGTAATCAACTTTCAACCAGTGTGAAGGTATATCAGGATTTGTTGTGCATATACAAACCGCACCATCTTCACTTAACCTGGACATAAGCATTGCAAACACATTCTTTGGATATGTTGTAACTTCATCACAGATTGCCCATGCATAAGTTGCACCCCTGATTTTGTATTCACTTGCTTTGTCATTCGCACCAACCAACCTGACATCTGTTCCAAATAGGTTCACATATCTGTTGCCTGTTGCATCAACTTTGACATCACCAACATTTGCAGGAAACAAATCCCGCATAGGTTTCAAAATGTTTTCTTCTATTGTTCCAAGTGTCTTGCCTGTTATGATGCCCCTGCTTCCTGCAAAAGCATCAAGCAATAATGGAATGATGAAATATGTTAAAAAGGTTTTACCACTTCTAACTGCACCATTGAAGATTGTTAATGGTTTCAACCATCTCTTGTTGATATTGCTGACTATTCTTTTTTGCTTTTTTGTGAATCCGCCAAACATTGTTCACCCAATACATTTATGTGTTTAGCAAAATCATACAAAGGCAATATGACAAATATTTCACCTTCGTTGTTTCTTGCAATATCAAATATCTTCATTCCATGCACTTTGCTTCCAACTTTGTGCTTCTTGGCAAATTCATTTACTATTTGCTTTTTACTCTGTTTCATCTGTGTCATCATTCACTCCTTTCAATGCATTCACGATTGTGTCTAAATCATGTTTTTGATTTTCTATATTGTAAGCGGTATTGTCATTTGGCAATTCACCAATCATCTTTATAAGCAGTTGTGTCATTTTGAAGTTTCCACCAAGTGCTTGTAAGATAATGGACTGTGCCAATACTTCTTTGTTTTTGACACTTCGCCTTTGTGTAACTTGCACTCCTGATTGCTTCATAACTTCTTTGGCAATATCACTTTCTGCTTTATCTTGTAATGCTTTTATAAGCAGTTTTTTAAGTTGTATATTCTCACTTCGCTTCTTATTGCCTTTTCTGCCTTCTTCTACCGCCCTTTCACCGCTAAATCTGTTTTTTATTGCATTTGGAGTGTTCAAATTTGGATACTTTTCTTTATTGTCCATCTAATACCTCCATCTAACAATAAAATAAAAACAACCTATTTGGTTTTTTAGGTTGTTTTAGGTTGTTTTTAATTAAATGTTGGTTTATCTTCCAAATACACATTTTCTTCTTTTGCGGTGATGGTTCTATCATCTTTGTATAACACTTCATAGCAGAAGGTTGTGTCTTGCTTTGCTATAACTGCATTTATACAACCATGATATACAATATCATTTACAATACAGAAAACTTGTGCTCCAGGTTTGTATTTGGACTTAACAGGAAACTTCTTTGCATTCTCTGTATATCTTTTCAATGCACAATCTCTTTCGCCTTTCAATGCTTCATTTTCCGCTTCCAGTTTTCCGCATCTCTTATATAGTTTTGTTTTATTTTCGTGGCAAACCACCAACAATGCAATACCACAAATTGACAAAATAAGTGAATTGCCTATCAATACAAGTAAAATTGCTATATTCATATTATTCACCCACCTTTATGCATCTATTTTCCCATTTTTTATATGCATCAACATATAGTTCTTTCTTATCACCATTGTATGTTAATTCATAATACATGCCATCACTGATTGTTGTGCTTACCAATGCCTTATGATTTTGCAATGTTTTACACAACCAAACAATAAATACATTGTCTTTGGTGATTTTTATATTGTCAGTTTTTTCTGTCTTTTCATTAAAATAATTTACAACTGTGTCTTTACACAAGTTCAAAAATTGTTCGTTGCTCAT